CTCTGCGCTAGTCACGCCGAACCCCCTTGACCGGAAAGTCCAGGACCTTCTGGAAAGGTGGTTTGACCTTTAACTGGTCCGTGGAGTTTAGCGCCCTTGACAGTGCGCCTTCCAGGCACTGCCGCCACGCCTCGGCTGTTCGTTGGTTGGCCGCGTGGTCCTCGCAAGGAATGCTGAACTCCAGGGCTGCTACTACCACTCGAACTTTCTCGAGCTTGTTTCGCACCCAGTTTACCATCTCCCGGCCGGTGGGCGGTGCCTCGTTCCGTAGATGGTTGCAATGTGAGTTTGGTGCCGTCATTTGGAGTTGTTGAAGTTTTACGATCCCCACTTGACGTTACGACCGTGCCGTCCATCAGCACGGTTTCTGCGTACACGTCCGCGTGCGGCTTGTCGGTGATGTTGGCCGTCAACAGCTCGCTGATGTGATGCAAGCCTGTTATGTGCGCCCGGATAGCGTTCACTTGGGCCGTGGTGAGACCCATGCGACCTGCTACGACTGCTAGGACCGCTTCGTCATCCTCCTCGAGTTGTGGCCAAACATTGGACACTGTATCGTCGAGTGAACTGACGTAGTAGTATGGTTTGTCGACGTTCCGGTCCGCTCTCTTCATCCGCTTGGTCTGGTTGATCTCCGGGTATGACTCCAAGACTTTCAGACAATAGTCTGAAATGATTGGTGTCCTGGGGTCAGTGCACAGATATCCCTCGACCCTGTCCCTCGCGGCATCGCCCAATGGGACGGACGGGTTCCTTGAGGTAAGGTGTAATTTCCTCATCGTCCGTATGGGATCCTGAAAACTGGTCAACGACTCGCCTGGTTTTGGGAACACCCTCGCCAAATAGGTGAGTCCTTGCTCTTCGTCGTAATGCACGATCTTCAGTGACATTCCGACTCGACTTGCAACCCAGTTAAAGGAGTTGCCGTACCTACCCGCGAACACACTATCATCGCCAAAAGCCAGGCCTATCATCGAGTAGGCCTGCTCGGGAGTGAGCCATGGATCAGCCTTTCTGACGGCGCAGTACATCAGGAAGCCATTTAAAATGGTGTTTCCATCACAAGTGGTGGGACTACCACTCTTGATGCCTGGGCCTGCCTCATACTTGAAGTTGAAGCGCTTAGAGGCTGCGGGACAACTTATCAGCATGTCCAAAAGCGAGGCCAACTCGCGGTCACCTTTATAGTACCTCAAGTAGGCCGCGTTGATCACGTTGCGTTGCAACCAAGCGCTGACGGTCCCGTCGAAGCTGGAATAGTCTCCTTCGATTGGCCGATCGGACAAGGATTGGACATAGTCCCTTACTTGCTCGGCAATCTGCCTGGGGTTCTTTCCCGG